GGCTGACGAGTGCGTTGAGAGCTTATATACTTAATTTTTTTAACAAAACCCCCTTATATAGACAATTTTTAATAATAGACCACAACATATAGTATGAAGAAGATAACAAATAAAAAGAAAACCTTTGGAGTCCCTGCTTATATTCCTAATGAAGCTGATGGATTCCGAAAGGCAAGTGAAGAACAAACCCGAATTGCTCAGAGATCAGTTGTGGGTAAAGGTTCCGGCAGACGAATAGAGAATACTCAATTAGTGCGAGATAACTGGCCCTTTCCATCAAAATATGAATAATAACAAATCTAATAGCTATGATTATATTAACAATAATATAAATTTCTCCGTAACAATCACTGCTTCTTGTGGTGAAAATGATGATGAAGAAAAAGATGTTATCTCATTCGATATCAATGATTTTATTAATAAGTTTGCCGTTACATTATTATCCGATAATAATCCTAAGCGGTATCTCTGTGCTTTATTATATTCGGTAAATTATGATGTCGGGATTCTAATAGGATGTAACAATTCAATAACTTCAATTGCCAGCAATCTTGGAATAAGTAAGCAAGATTTCAGCGGATTGGTAAAGAAAGTTCAATCCGATTACAATTTAAAAACAAACACCGGGATGTTGTCAGAATCTAAAAATGGTTATAAATCAACCAATTACAGAAAATTCTCGAACAAATGAAAACATATATTGAAACTTATAATCAAGCAGTATTCCAATTGGCCGACGCTATTTATCTTTTAAAAGTAGAAAAAGGTTGGAAAGTAGCTCTTGAATTGAGTGGACTTGATCATCATAAGTTTCAATGGTTTCTTACAATTGGCTCCTATGTCAATAGAACGCATCATATTGCCCCCGAATTTTATGTTGAAGTTGCTGGTTTAGATCAGTTGAAGGCTAAGAAATATTTAGATTTGGCTGTCAAGGATAATTTAACCCCCTGTAAATTACGTAAAGTAATTCGGCAGAAGGAGTTAACTATCAAAACAAAAGTCAAGAAAAAAGTAGAAGTTAATAAGTTTGGTAAATATTATAATCTCATTCAAATTCAATTGAAAGGCATGAGTCAGCAAGAAAAAACCAGAGCAGTTAATTTATTAAAATCATTATGAGAAAAGATAAAGTTGTAGCCCCCAATATCAAGTCAGCGGCAGTCTGGATGAATTTACCCCTAAAGTTGGTGAGGATAATGAATTCGATGAATGCTGATGGAATTCAACCAAATGGCAAGGTTAACACTGTTAAGTTGATGAAATGGTATACCGAACACAAAGAACAAGTTGACAGTAGTAAAGAGTTAACATTGGAAGATTTGAAAGTTGAAGATAAGGAAAAGGACATTCGAATTAAGGAATTGAAGATAAGAGAAATGGAACGAGATTTACTCTTGCCGGAAGATGTAAAACAAATGTTAGTCGAGATTGCCACGGCACAAAGTGTTATGATTAAGAAACTTATGAATGAATGGCCCATTAGATTAGCAGGTAAATCAGAACAAGATATTAAAATCATACTTGATAAAGAAATTATGGTTTTCTTTGATATTTTAGAAAATAAAATAATAAAATGATTAATAAAGATATTCAAGAAGAATTATTAGAAACTTATAGATCGGCATTTCAACGGCCTTATAATAAAGGATTTTTAAAATGGTGTGAAGAACACGTTGAACTTCCACCTGCATATTCAATTCCGGGTAGGTTAGAGATAACTAATACCAGTCCTTACTTAGTTGAGCCGATGAAAGCATTTGACGATCCTAAAATAGTTCAAATCAACAACATAGGTGCAACTCAAGGTGGTAAGAGCCTCGTTAAAGAACTTGCCATACCTTATATAATAATTAATAATCCTGGCCCTGTTTTTAATATATTTCACAACGTAGATGTTTCTAATGTCTTTCAGGAAACTCGTCTTATACCACTATTGAAGAATTGTAAAGTAATGAAACCACTATTGGAATATAATAAATTCTCTACAAAAAAATCAGGAATAACTTTAGCACATATGGCGGTTACTTGTGGTGGATCGGGAACGGCACTCCAACATGGTATGAGTGTTAAATATCTTTTATGTGATGAGGTTCATCAGTGGGATGTTGGTGAATTTGACAAATTTAAAGCCAGAACGACGGCTTTCGCTGGAAGAAGAAAAATAATTGTTGCTAGTCAGCCCAATGGTAAAGATAGTGAACTGGAGAGAATATATCTTAGCGGATTAGTATATGAATGGCAATGGTGTTGCCCCCATTGTAAACAAGTTCAACCTTTCAATTGGAGTAAACATAGAAAAGACGAAACATTCTGTGGTTTCAACTGGGATACAATTCTCAACGAAGATGGAGAAACGACTAATATAGCACAATCAGCTAAAACTACTTGGCTTGAATGTGAAGAATGCCGAGGTAAAGTTCACGATACTCCGGCTGAAAGAAGAAGGTTGAATGATGCGGGACAATATGTTCTTATAAAAAATGATGGTGATCCTTCAATAGTTTCTTATACTTGGCCTAACTTTGTTAATATCAATTTATCATTTGAATCGGCTGCTACTCAATACATGTTAGCCAAGAGATTTAAGAAAACAACGGGGTTGGACGAACCAATGAAAATATTTGTTAATCAAGTATTAGGTAAATTTTATAAAGCGGAACCCATGTTGGATATGCAGGCACTACTATGTGAACCATATGATGTTAATGATACTAATAATCAAGATTGGGTAAGGACAATGGGAGTTGACGTTCAAAGATCTGGTGGTATTAAATATTGGGTAATATTCGCATGGCACAAGAATGGCAATGAATCAAGAAGAATTGATTTCGGAATAGCAAGAACGTGGGACGAATTAGAAGAAATTAGAATAAAGAATAAAGTTCCTCTGCAATGTTTAGGGATTGATAGTGGTGATGGTGAGAATACCCAGAATATCTATCAAGAATGTATAAAGCGGGGTAAAGTAATCCAACAAGGTAGAAATTTGGGGTATGTTTGTTGGCAACCAATGAAGGGAGACCAAAAGATTAGTTACAAGCATAAGGACGGCGTAACTCGGCTATACTCAGAGATAAGCCCTCAAGATGCTTGTTTTCCTATTGGATCAAAATTTAAGGGAATACCTGCTCCTCTTCTTCTTTGGGCAACTACCAGTGTTAAAATCATATTGGCAAATCTAAGAGATAATAAATTACCCGGCATTAAGTGGAAATTAGATCGTCCTGATAGTGATTTTGATACTCAACTAAGATCGGAAGGATTACGAGAGGTCGTTGATAAGAGAACGGGTGCTACAGTTAATAGATGGGTTGAGATCGGCCATGATAATCATTACCTAGATGCATGTGCTATGGCATTAACAATTGCAATGCAAGCAGGAGTAATGTCTTCAACGTTCACTTCCGAGACAGAATTAAGAAAATTAGCTTCAATTATCACTGATCAAGAGTCTAATAAGTGAATATTTTTGACGAATTTACATAAACCATATGGCTGAATATAATAATACGGGCACATTATTTCAAATTGGAATGGATAGCGAAGACGAAGTCCTTGCAATTCGTGCCAAGGCTAAAGAATTACTACTGAAAGGAATAGTAGTCCTCAGTTGGTCGGGTGAGGGAGTCGAATCTAGTAAAGAATTTACGATGAAGTGTGAAGATGTTCTAATGGAAACCCGATTATTTTTAATGCGGTTAAATCCATCTAAATATGGAGTAATAACTAATTCATCACGAATTATTCGATATTAATGTATGATAACTAAAGTAAGCAATTCTAAAGGTCAGTCTGTCAAGATTAATATCGATCCTAAGACTAATAAGAATGCGATGGGTTTATACGGGAATATTTTCGGTTATGGTAATGCTGGAAGATTTAAATATCGTTATTACACTTTATCAGATTCTTCTGCTGGATTAGATACTTATAGTAGAGAATTATTAGTTCGTTGGAGCCGTGAAATGGCTGCTCAAAATCCAACAATATCGGCTGCTATTGATATTTTAGCTCAATTTACTGTTGGTGATGCATATGCTCCAGTTTATAAGGGAAATGATAAAGAATGGGGAAAATTAGCGATTGATTGGTTAACTGATGATTGGTATCCAAATTGTTGTAATCGTGGCTCGTCTTATCCTTTTAAAACTTGTTTATCATTACTTTCTCAAGCAATTGATACGGATGGTGATATTCTTCAAGTATTTGGTCAAGTTGGTGGGTTTCCTAAATTTCAAGTTATTCCATCTCATCGTATTAAAAATCTGGGGCGAGATGGTCAGGTAATGGATGAAGGAAAATATAAGGGTTGTGTTATGTCCGATGGGGTTATTTACAGTCCATCAGGTGAAGCTAAAGCATTTGCCGTTAGTAATGCTGATAATTTGGTTAATTCAAGTGCTACTCAGACTCCTGATATGCTCTTTGACTCAAGAGATGCTCGTTTAATTTTTAATCCTCGTTTCTTCGATAAGAATCGTGGCATACCTTCGATTGGTTCAGCAATTCTCCAAGCAATTAGTTTACAGGAATTAGACCAATATGAAATGGATAAATTAAAAATCCAGAGTATGATTGGGTTAGTGGAGCATAATGCTTCGGGTGAAGCTCCACAAGAATTACAAAACACTTTTCAACAACTGCTTCAAGATTCAGGTGGTAATGGATTAATGATTAGTCCTAATGATCATGCAATTAAAATCGTCCAAGGGCCAGAAGTAAGATATGTTCGAGCCGATGGTGGGGATATTAAAACTCTCGCTACATCGGGTCCAACTAACGATGCCCAAGAATACATGACGAAACTTGAGACTCAAGTATTATCAACATTAGGCGTTCCTCATCAGTTAATTTTTTCAACTAATAAAATTGGTGGTCGGGTTACGAGTGCTGCGGCTGAAGTATTTAGAAATTCCATAACCAAACGACAAACTCTGTTGGATAATGTTTGTAAGTTAACGGTTGGCTTTGCATTGGCTAAAGCAATTGAAGGTGGCCTTCTTCCTCCGAACAATGAAGAAAATTTAGCAAAGATAATTGAATTTACTCATCCTCCTCTCTTCAGTCTCGATGCCCGTTATGATAATGATATTGTTATTGATAATTTAAACTCTGGTGTGATATCACTGAATGAAGCTACCACTCGTTTAAATAATAAAACGGCATCAGAAACAATGGCTGAACAAGAGCAAGAATTATTAGAATTTTATACCAGAGCTAAGAAAATATCAGATTTAACGGGACGTGATATTAACCTTGTCATATCCGAATGGAAACAAACTCCGGTTAAAGTTACCAGCACTATTAAACCTATTGTTGATACTAATGAAGATTTGAATAAACAACAACCATGAATATTACCAGTTTAGCTTCTAAAATTTCCAATGGCAAGTGGTTATTATCTCCGTTGGATTATTCTATTCTGGTTAAGAGAGTTGAAGGATATATTAAAAATCCTACAACTATAACAAAAAAAACAGAAGCTACTACGTCTAATAATAATTCAACTGTAGAAAATGATCCGAGAGGATATACGGCTATTATTCCTATTAGTGGTATTTTAATAAAGGGTGCCGACCCCGAAGCATGTGAAGAATTAGGATTATGTAATGTTGACATGATAACAAAGATGTTGGATGAATGTGTTGAGGATTCCAGTGTCGAAGATATTTGTTTATCATTTGCCAGTCCCGGAGGAGAAACGACCGGCATTGAAGAACTTGGAAGAAAAATAGCCTTTATTAATAGTAATATAAAACCTATAAAGGGTTGGGTGGAATTTAAAGCAGCCAGTGCTGCCTATTGGTTGTTAAGTCAATGTGGATTAATTGGAATGACTCCTTCGGCTGAAGTAGGAAGCGTTGGAGTGTATACTCTCATTGAAGATTGCACCAAACAAATGGAACAGGAAGGAATTAAAATTGAAGCTTTTTCAGCCGGTAAATACAAATTAATAGGTCATGGTTTTCGGTCATTAACGGATGAAGAAAAGAAAATACTTCAAGATGATGTTGAAGAAACTAATTTACAATTTAAAGGAGTTGTTACCTCAACTCGAAAAATAAATGACGAATACCTCCAAGGATTATCATTTAATGGTAAAAAGGCTCTAACTTATGGATTCGTTGATATTCTCGCTGATACATGTGATGAATTTTTGACGAACTCAGATATAACAAAATAACTCATATGATGAAAATAACTAAAATAATCAAAGCTGTTTCTTCGGCTCTTGCTGCTGCTCCCTCAATCGAAACCAAGGCTGAAGAACCTAAGAAGGAAGAAAAGAAAGCCGAAGATACTAAACCAGAAGTTGCCTCTTCAACTCCGGAAAAAGTAGATATTAAAAAGACAAAGATTTCAACGGCCTACAAAGTTGCTTGTCCTCATTGCTCCGGTGAATTTGAATTGGAAGACTATGATCCTACTTATAAGAATTCCGAAGAAGAAGTAGAAGAGAAGAAAATGGAAGATAAAGTCCCGGAAGAGAAAAAAGCGGAGGAAAAAAAAGAAGAACCGAAGAAAGAAGAGAAAAAGGCTGAAGATAAGCCGGAGGCAGAAAAAAAAGAAGATGAAAAGGTAGATAAAAAAGCCTGTTTACCTTCTGTAGATGATTGGAAATTAGCTGCTTTCGGAACGAAACCGGCACCCAAAATGAATGCCTTTAGGAAAACCGTCGAAGATCAGTTTTTAACTATCAACTTGAAATAATTTATGTTTGGAAATTCCAACATTAAACTTTTACAGAATCAATTAAAATCCAAAACGGATGATTTATATAATGTAAATCGAACTCTCCAAGTAATGGAGAAAGAAATCAATGATTATAAATCAACCATTGAAACGACCGCTACCCAATATGAGAATTTAAAAATGGCTCATTCCGTAGAACTAGAAGAAATGAAGATTAAAATCAAAGATACTGAAAAAAGTGTAAATTTAAGAGTAAATGCTGCCTTAGCCTCAATTGGAGTCTCAACATTTGCTCACGAAATAATTAATACGCAGCCAGCAACTAATCCCCAAGATGCTTTAAAGAAATTTACTGAATTAAATGGAGAAGATAAGACTGCTTACTACAACGAGAATAAAGATTTAATAACCTTAGCTTTAAAATCTCATAAAATCAACAAAGGTTAAAATAGAAAGATAATATAAAATTATGGCCGCCACATCCGCAAACTCACTACAAGGCTATCTCGCTGTATTCGCTCAAGAATCTCTTACTCAATACATTGCAGGTATGCCGAAAATCAACTTATTCACCAAAAATTTCGATACTGAAATTGCTAATGGTGGTATAAGTGTAACGACTCGTATTTCCAATACTCAATGGGGCAGTCCTAATGACCTAACTAATGGTTGGGCCGATACTGCTGCTTCTTCGAGTGCTGTAACGGCCACGCTTAAATTGCGTGATTATGACATTGTATTTAATGAACTTGAATGGTCAACTATTACTCCTCAAGTATTACAGAATACTTATTTACCTCAGATGGTAAAACAATTAGCGAATGGTATCGTTGTTGACGCTATTAGCAATATTACGTCAGCTTCTTTTACTAATGGTATAACCGTTGCTTCAAGTTCTAACTTTACAGTTACGGGTTCAACCAGCGTTCAATATGCTGCTACTATGTTAAGTAACTTAGAAATTCCTGAAGATGGACGTTTTGGTATTGTTTCTCCGAATACTTATCAATCATTAGTAGCTGGAATTCTTCCTACCTACATCTATGGTGATGCTAATGCCGTTAAACAAAACAAAGTTCAGGAATTAATTGGTTTCAACCTTGAAAAATATGCTCGTTTCTATGGTGCTACAAAACCTCAAGGTGGTTCAAGCTACAGCAATGGAACGAATAAATTAGTTGGTATGTTTGGACATGAGGCTGGACTCGTCTGTGCCGTGAGAGCACCACAGGAAATTAACAATGGTCTTGTTCAGTCGGCGACTGCTGTTGATCCTACTTCTGGTCTAAGTCTCCAAGTTCGTTGGGTATACGACGTTTCTCTACCTGCGTGGAGAATGGCCGTGGTCTCAATTTATGGGACAGCGGCTGGTAATACCAGTGCGATTGTTCCTGTTTGGTCTACTTCGGGAGTCTAATCTAGTTAATTAAATATCAAAATCAATTAACCCTGTTTCGGCAGGGTTATTTTTTTGTAAATATTCAGCGGCACTAAGAAGAGTTTGAATATTATCCTTAGCATATAACAAACTTTTAATCAAGTCAAACTTTTGACGAATCGTTATATCTTGAAAATGAGTTTAAGATCTGAAATTTGCGAAGACCTAGTAATAACCGAAGAAGATTTGGGTCTTCCTTCGTTTACGTGGTTAGGCAATTCATATACCTTCATTCCTTCTATAACCGAATTCAATCGTGATTTAGAAACTGGTGGTTTTCAACTTGTTCGACTCATGACCGCAACCGTTCGGATGTATAATTATATCGATGAAGAATTTGAATCTATATTCACCAATGGACTTCCTCAACCGCAACAAATAATTACTTATACTTTGGATGGAACTAATTACCGTGTAGAATCGGTAAAAAGAGATCCGACTAATTCATATTTTAGATTAGTGGCTCATTCAACTACCAGAGGAATTTGATAATATGGCAAACGAAGCTAAAATAACAATGAAGTTGGAAGGAATGAAAGAATTCCACAAGGTATTTGATGAATATAAAACGTGGAATAAACGACAAGGAGCTGATATTATCAATGCTAAATTATATTTTATAGCATTACAAGCTATGAGGGCAACTAAGGCCGTTGATAAATCAGATATTCCTAAAAAATTGGGAGTCCCTTCTAGAGTTAATCCAGAAATTCCATTAGTTGCTATTCTGGTCAATAAACAATTGGCGGCTCAACACAAAAAAGGATTGAGTGGTAATAAGATGAAATTAGCCATTGAAAAATATATCAAACGTGCTCAAACTCGTGTTGGATTCTTGAGGGCTGGTTGGATACCTTGTATTAAAAAATTAGATTATTGGAATAAATTGGGTGATATATCATTCATTAAAAGATATGCTCCAAAAAAACCAACGGGTGTAAAACAATACGGAAAAGATAAGGGTGATGTATTAGCAGCTAAGGTTACAACAGGAACTCGATCATTTGGTTGGATTTGGAATATGGTAGGAATGGATAATAAACAAAATTCTCCGACCGTTGATAAAATATTGAATGATGGATTAAAAGAGGCCATTCAATCAGAAATATCATCCATGAATAAATATATAGAACGTAAATATACGGAACAATTTCAAAAATTACAAAAGAAAGATACATTTAAATGAGCGCACAAACATATACAATTTCAGGGCAATTAGTTCTAAATAATAATAGTTGTAGAACCATCGCCACTTTATCCGAAAATACAACGACCAGTGGCAGCAATAGTATAGCAAATACGGCTAATATTCCGACAGGTTCATCGTGGACTAAGTTACCAACGGGAAGTATTGATGATTTCCGTTTTGGATATTTCTCCAACTTGGATGTTTCCGCTTCTATCAAAATAGCCATTGGTAATACCGCTTCTTATGCATCAAATCTTCAACTTGGCGATTTTTGTATTTTAACAAATAGTGGAAGTGCTCAACTATATGCATTAGCAACCGGTTCCCTTTTACCCGCTTTATTACAATATATTTTAGTTGAATCATAATATGAATCCATTGATATTTAATCCATTAAACGTTGCTGAAAAAGGTATATCGACTTATATCTCAGCTTCGATTAATTCTGGTTCATTATATTCCAATGTTTACACGGGAATGGATAACGAGGATAAAATTGCCCCGGCCATTATAGTTTTTGTAAAGGATGCAACTGAAGTTGTCTTCAATTCACGATGTTACGCTTTTGATGTTGATATAGTCGTTAAGGAGATAGCTACTGATGATACCGTTGATAATTATTCAACCCTAGCCGGAAATGTATTATCGCTCTTCACTGATTCAGTTAGTGGAAGTTTGGCTACATCACAATTTTGTCAAGGAAATGGTATTGGTATCAATTTTTGGCAGATACAAATTGGAAATTATAATAGTGTCACGGTTGGTGATGCTTGGATAAACAATTTTAACTTTAGATTTATTGGAGCGTGTGTTCCAATCTAAAAAATTAACAAATTAAGAGAAAGATAATATAAAATGATTGCTCAAACATACTACGGACTTGACATTGCATGGGGTCTCGGCAGTTCCGCCGTTACCATCACCGGTGTCACTGGCATCTATCAATCAACTGATCATGAGTTGAAATTAGATGAAAACGAAATACGTGATCAGCGAGGTAACGTTGTCGCATGGGTTGGTTACAATCCGACTGAAACGGCAACCTTGGAATATGTGGCTACGGATGCTTCGACTGCATCTGGTTCGGCTACAATTACCTATCCTGATCGTGGAACTAAAATTTCCATTGCGGCTGATGGGGCTATCAGTGGTTCTGGTTGGATTGTCCAATCGGACGTAATCAAAAGAACGAATACTGATGCGTGTAAGGTTACACTCAAATGTATCCGTTACTTGGCTATTGCGTAAGTGTAATATATCAACGGGGGGACTATTGGCTAATAACTGATAGTCCCCATCATTAAATTTATGGCAAAAAAAGAACAAGATTTCACTTCCTATTTTTATTCGAATGCGATTATTCCTCGCAAGTTTACCATATGTGGACTTGAATTGAAGCCGTTCTGCCTAGGTCATTTATTGATTCTCGAACATACTCAGAATCCGATTGTCAATATTAATGCACAAGATACAACCTTGGAAGATAGTATTTATTATTTCTTTCATGCTTTATTAGTCTGTGGTTTAAATTATGAAGAGAATTTAACATTGCTGGATAACTCAACCGACTATAAAGAATATGTTGATAAGTTTACACAGAATATGCTAAAAAATATGGAACATGAATCGGATTGGAATATTTTAAAGAAATTAAATATGTTTGAAACATATGTAAAGTTTCATATGGAAATGCCTTTATACTCGGAAGAGCAAAATCAAGACATTTCAACTCCAAGTGGAACTGATTGGAGACAAAATCTATTTTTAATATTTAAAAAATTAGGTTATGATGAATCCGAGATATTAAATATGAATTTTAAGAAGATGTTCTATGAATGGGCGAGCTACTCCGAGGCAGAGGGAGCAATTAAAGTGATGAACCGCATTGATATAGAACAATTAAACAACGCAAAAAAGAGAAAGATTTAAAATGGGACTAGGCGCAAAATTCGTAATTGACTGTGATAATAAATCAGTTCCTAAGATTCAGGAAACGACTAATGCCATGAAGGGGTTGGAAGGGGTTGTCAAGGGAGAACTAGCAACCAAATTAAAAATGTTGTTTTCAGTGGCTGCAATTGAGCAAGCCGCCCAAAAAACGGGGGAGTGGGCACAGAAATTAGATCAAACATCCAAGAGCATGGGTATAACTAATACGATGTTACAGAGTCTTCAATTATTAGCTTCTAAGGCTAATGTTCCTGAAGAAGCTGTTATGAGTATGTATGAAAATATCGATAAGGCTCGTAAAGAAGCCTTGAATGGTAATGCAGAATATATTGCTTCTCTCAATCGATTGGGAGTAACGATGGATGATATCCGAACTCTTTCCAAAGAAGAATTCTTATCGAAAGCAGTAACTGGAGTTCAGAATATTCAAGCTGGTGCTCCGAACGGAGATATAAGTAAAGCGGATAATTTAAACCGGTTAGACATTGAAAAGATAACGGGAACACCTGAAAATTTCCTCAATCAAATAGGTCAAAGTCTCAATGGTAATACGATGTTGGGTGAAAAAAAAGAAGAGGAATCTACAGGTCAAATAATTCCCGAAGGAACGATTAATGAATTATCGGCTACTTGGGCTAATTTAGTGGTTGATTTGAAACAAATCGGAACGGACTTAAAACCTGCGGCTTCACTTTTACTAGCAGTTTTTGATGATATTATCAATGCTCTGGGTGGTGTTATTACTTTATTTAAAGGTATATTTGATTTCTGGAAAGGTATATTGACGGGTGACATGGGAGTTTTCAAACAAGGATTACAAGAATTTGGTGGTGTAGCCTTGAATTTTTGCTTTGGTGTTCTGAAAATATTTACTAGTGTATTTGATTTAATTGCTAAAGGTTTAGCAAAAGTATTTGGCGAACTTATCTATGGGCTTGGCGCTATGTTACCGAAAATATTGGGAGGAAAAAAATTGAAAGAGATGGGTCAATCAATAATGGATACACCCCCATTTTCTATGACTGAATGGGTCAATAAACAAGCAAAAATTTCTAATGATGCTCTGGGAACGGGTGGGAAAATGGCAAAGGGTGGTGAGGGTATTGCTAATACGGCGGGATTATTATTAACGGGGGGTGAATCTGGTATAGCCAAAGGAGCGCAATATGGATTGGGAAGAGCGGCGGTAGGGGCATCGAAACTAGGCATGGAGAATTTATCGGAGAACCTATTAAATAAAGCATTCAATTTAAGAAACAAAGCAGCCGGAACCGAAGGATTATTGGGTGGCAAGACTATAACACAACGGTTAATGGAAGGTGTTGAGAAAAATGTCGAGGGGTCGAAAATGAAAGGATCTATGCGATCACTTTTGGAAGGGGATTTTATTAAAGGTGGACGTATAGGTGGAAAAACATTAGAAGAAGCATCGGCTATGTCTAAATTCGCTAAATATGGTGGTCGAGGACTATTTGGTCTAGGAGCAGCAGCAAATATTGAATCATCCATAAAATCAGGAACGAAACACGGAACGGCAGGTTCGTCCATTGTTCCACCAATACCTAATATTGGAGCATTCATGGGGACAGGTAATTCTTCATCAACCACCGGACTAAAGATAGGCGGTGTATTTGGTTCTAACTATCAATCAAGAATGGTTCTTCTTAATCAAAAGATGGTTGAACTACTTGGACAGATCTCAAGCAACACCGCAGTAATAAAAGCATCAACCGTAATTGGAGGACAAACTCCTCCTACAGGATATGGTGGTGGAGTATAAAATATTATGTCTAATCAAATCAATTATCATCAAAACGGATTATCATCCATTGAACAAACGGCTTATATTCCACAAGATCCATTCAGGTCACTACCAAGTCCGATTAAGGGATTATCCTTTCCAACCAGTCAATTAATTAAATTGTCGGCACGTAGAGTAAGTTATCAAATATCAACCTTGGGGCAAACTACCCATGTTTATACTTCAATATCGTATAATGATATTCAAAATTTAGCGAATTATTTTGCCGATTGGTCATGTAACTATGAAATAGTTGAAGGACCCGTTCATAACATAACTGTTACTGCTCCTTGGGACACCATGACCAGTGAAGATTTTAACGTAAGTTTATTTGCAACGGAACAGTGGGAGTTAGTTCCAACAATGGATATGAAACCACTATATGCACAAGGTCTTTTAGTCAATTCCTTTGTTCCCCCATCAACTAATGGTAATTATGTTGTATTACCGGTTCCTCTGCAATTAGCCGTTCAACGATCCATTGAAAATAAAAGTATCATTAATGTAACATCGGGGTCTTATACGGTGTTTAATAAACAAGCACAACAAATTCAACAATATATTAGAATGGGGGTTGAAGGAGTTCCAAGTTATACCCAAACATTAAAAAGAACTGCGGTCATTGATAAAAATAATAGCAATAGTGCTTTCCAGTTATCGGCTGATTTGGAATATAGTAGTTTAAATTCTCAAGGAACAGTGAACTATATTTTATCCAGTAGGTCCCTGATAAATAAATATGGAACTCCTGATACAGTTTCTAGATTTATGAATCGGTCGTATATGAAACAGGCCAATAAAACCATTGATGTATTTCCTTGGACTACTTATGCAGGCTGGTTAGTTAAACCACCCTCCTTTCAATTTATATCTCGGAACAAAATTCAACTAACCCAAGAATTTATATGGAATGAATATTTAGATGGAATTTACTACATTGAAAGTCCTACTCGTGATTTCCCCCTTGTAATTACGGCAACCAATAATCCTACATCTTAATTATGCATATTCGTCCCTATCCATTAGAGCATCCTGATAATTCTTATTTGAATGCCTTGGGTCAGGGCGTCAATTCCAATAAAGTTGTGGCTGGAAGAGGAATAAAAATAACCAGTCACAACAATTCACATATCATTGAACATACTAAAGAATATGCCAATGAGAAAATGAGATTTATTGGTAATTATGATTTTAATGCTGAATATTTCGTTAATGATGTGGTAACGATATCTTCATCGATATCAGGTTCAAGTGTCGGAACTTGGGTTTGTATAAATTATGTCCCGGCAGGAATAATGACTTCAGCTTTACTTATCGGAACAGTTGCCCCTAATATTGATTCTTATGGTGGTTCCATAACGGAAGATTATGCTAATGGCTACCGACGTGCTAATAATATTTATTACCCAACAACTCAAACGTTTACCCCCATTATCGGTGTGGTTGAATCTTATTGGACTGTTACCGCAAGTCAATCTTTTTGGCAAATATTAGGTGGTAGTGGTGGATTGAATTGGATGAGTGATTATAAATCATCTGCTTCATATGCAGTAAATGATGTTGTTCGAGTATTTCCTAATGCAAGTTCGAGTTATGTCGATTGGGACAATTCTCCCTTGACGATAGGTACAACTGATACCTTTACTAGTTCGAGTAATTGCCCTATTTGTGCTGGATTATTTATTTGTGTCCAGCCCGTGCCAACCATCGATGAACGTAATGATTATAATATTGCTTATCCTATTTATCCAGAGATACCTTTAAATTTACAAATGACAGCGTCGGTTTTTAGCGAAGAAGGAACCAGTTCACTTAATGCTAATATTCGTTATTGGGAAGCTATGTCCCCCATGTTCGCAGCTCAACTCTGCAATAATCAAACCATGTATGTTAATGGATTTTTAAGTGGGTCTAATTTTAACAGGGGTTGGTTGCCCTATACACCCGAATAATTATGGAGAATATTGGCTCAATTGGTCAACCATATCGCCCACCAGCAGACGGCTGGAAAACCGGGCAAGAACCAATTTATTTACCCTTTTTCACGGGCAGTTCAACTTCAAGTTATTTAATTCAAGATGCAATCAATGATAATGTGATTATGCCTCGTGGCGTTATCCCAACAACCGGTTCACCCTATTCTAGAAAATTTGCATTGGCATGTGGAAGTGATGAATCTTGCGTTGTAACTCCCAGTTGGTGTTGTAACGATACTTCATCAATGGTAGATAATGGTTGCCCTCATGGTCAATGGTTACAACCCAATCCAATCGATGGATATAATTCAACATTTCCATTCATCCCGATTTATCCAACAGCTTCCCTTGTAACTCATTCCCTCTGTGAAAATTGGTGGGGCTATAAAAATGTTCAAGCCAAAAAATACCAACAGGGTAATCCACCCCTCACCGATTGTGAATTTTATTCAGGTAACAATGTTGAATCGAGTTGTTCAGGTAATATTATTGATTATCGTGGATTTAATGGAACGCCTAATCAAACAACTTATAGGAGTATAACTTGGGATTTAAATTATAGCGCAGATGTTTCATATGCTGACGTTACTGGGTCTTACCCTTGCGACGACACCAATACTCCATGGTCTTTGATCAACCAAAGATCCGGCGTAAGTTGGACATCAACCTCAGCGAGGACTGTTGTTGTCGATGAATATTCAGGGGAAGTAACAACAAATACAACTAACGTTGATTCCACGTTCACCGAATACTTTTCGGGAAGTTATGAAATTGATGATAACTGTGGTGGAGTTTTTGGAACAATTAATATGGATGGTATGTGGACAAGAGAACATTTAACGGGATGTGGTGACACGGCTGAAGAATATGATTTCCCCAATGGTCATTATGATTCTTATGGCAATCCTCAAAGTGGACCACGCTCCTACCATAATCCCGGTAGCTATGATCCCGGTAATCCGATTGCTGGTGAATTAACAAATTTACCTGCTGGTAATAATCATATGCCAATATTCGTAGAATTGCTGAATGAATGGAATGTTGCTGCGAGCGTCAACGAATGTGGTGGTTTGTATCCAATAGGACAACCAGCTATTCTTCCCAATGTAGGTAATAGTTGGGATGTATCTCTTTCGTTTGATGTTCCCTATCCTGATGATTGCGTATTATTTTGTGATGATCCCAATTCTCCCTTATCGGGTTCGGCCTATACCAATAAAGGAGTAATGGGGACTTCAACTTTAGAGGCTTCCTTTACAAGAACCGAAACAAGTTATACATTCAACATCACCATGCATATGGTTTCTGGTTATTGTGGAGCTCGGTATGACGATCATCAATATGACGGATTGATTACTTTGGGAGATGCCTATACTGGGGATGACGTTCAAGCTCAATTGGATACCTTGTTATCAACTTGGGAATTAACAGATAATAATATTTATCCTCCCCGTATTGACGGTTATGCTCATATTGCACCGCTCGTAACTTATAATGAAAATTATAGACGACCAAGCGATGTTGAGGTAGCCTGTCCGATACTGGATCTTCGTTCTCCCATTGCTGATAGTAATGGTAATGCACCTTATAGCACGGGTGGACGTGGTATACCAATCAACGATATCTATGGTGCCGTTCCTTATAGTCCTTGCTGGATTCCGACATATGATACGGGTGGTGCTGATTGGACTCCAACTTACGATACTTGTGCGTGGTTCGATCAATCATCCAAAGGATTTTATTGGTCGGGAACAGGTTCGCAAGATATCTGTGCAGCAACAGGAACTTGTTCCTACTTTGATGGTTCCATACTAGGTAAACCAAGCATAGTTGCGGGGAGTGGTAGCACCCCCATGATAATCAAAACAGGTAATTGGGATTGGAGGTTCCCCGTTTATAATTATCAAGCTTGTCATCCAGAAGACGGCGGTTATCCTGCGTGGTATATTGAAAGTTACGGACAAGTTAATGGAGGCCAATTCGGATTACCTTTAACGGCAACGCAATGGACGAATAACTATGATGCTCAATTTTTGTTTCCATATAGTTTCAATATTAATTTAGGATTTTTTGGTTGGAAACAAAAATTCTGTGAAGTAAAACAAACAATACCTTCTTGGAATTTTAATAAACCATATGGTCAAGATAGATTTACAGTTGATGAAACGGCTGTTAGTTGCTATACCGATTGGTCGACAACTCCCGGTCAAGGTATCCTTTATAGTTATGGAGGAGATGGAACGGCAAGTGCTATTTTCTTAAATCCAACAATCCCCCCATCAACCAATGATATATGGGGAGGAACTGATGTTAATGGTTTCTTTTCAATAACAGGGGTTAGTGGTGATGGAGTTGGAACCCCCTATTCTTTAACGACGGGGTCATTGATTTTAAATTTACCTGCTGAATTTGAAAATACATTTTGTCGATTAAGTTATCCAAAATGTCCAGCCTTTGGAACAACTCCTATTAATGTAACATATGACCACACTCATTCCTTAATAGAATTTGAAACACCTCAAAATCAATATTCAGGCTCGGCCATTGTTGATTTTTATAAAGGAACATTTAACCCTCAAAATATATTTGTTCCTAAACAATCTCCTCTGGCTAGTTCCGTTACCATCAATTACATTGATGATTTTCATGCGTCGGCCAGTGGTGATTTTCAGAAGGCTATTTTTCTTATAAGCAGTGGTTCCAAGACTTGGTGGTGTGATGATCAACCAAAAGGTCAAGTTGTTACTTTAGAGTGGGTCGTTGATAATCGGACAAACTCCGAAGTTAGTCGTTTATCAGGTTTAACGGACTGTATGGGTCTACCGGTTCCGACTGGATCTAATCCTAATTTAGGATATAAATCATTCAAGGCAACTCAGGTAAGTATCGTTAGTGCTTCGCTCGATGGTATTCCTGAAAATGAATGCGGTTCGACTTGCGGCAATACGGCATGGATAATCTATAGTAATAATCATGAAGGAGTATGGAGTAAGAATTCTCGGCAATATTCTATTCCCAATGTTACTTATGATTATTTCTATAATAGTCGTTGGCAAGGGGAAGTAGTCCAGAATCAACAGACCTTTGATTTTCAAACACCCCATAAAAGATGTGAGGTCGATCCTTATTATGTAATCGGGCCACTTTCAGATGATGGATCTTGTCAGGACAGTTATCCCGTGATAGGTGAGGGTGGCGCAACTTTTTATCATGATTACTATGGACTACCCCAACAAATTGAACCCTTTTTAACATTACCAACAACTAAATTATTAGACGGAACGACTGACGGTGCTCCCAACCCCATTAGTAGTTCAGGACATTTTAAGTGGATGATTGATGATCCAACCGTGACAAGTTCAGGTATTACTCCGCCCTATATTAAAAATGTTGCTGTTGGTGGTGCTCCCGTTTCCATGCTGTATATATGGAATCTAAAGGCCAATGCGTGTGCTACTATTTGTTCCCTCTACGATTACAAATATCTATGCCCCGATTTATATTTTTAACATGAAAATAACATCTATTCTCTTAAACTGGAAACGAGCACATAATATTGAGTCAAATTTAAAGACTATATTATCGGAGCCTGAATGTGGTGAAGTAATATTATGGGATAATTCGGGTATATTTAAAACCGATTATCCCATAACCGTAATAAACTCACAGAAGAACCTCGGAGCAAATATTCGATATTCCCTAGCTTCGATGGCTTCCTATGATAATATTTTCATGATGGATGATGATATAAAAATTAAGCCGGGATTATTTTCTGATCTATTGAAATATTCCGACGATAATACTGCTCTTGGAATATGTGGTAAAATATTTAATAAAGGCGATTATTCCTATAAAGAGGGAGAAATAATTAAATCAGAAGAATTGAACGAGTATCCGAAAGCAGTGAATCATATCATTGCGTATTGCATGCTCATGAAAAAATGGATGTTCCTCAATCACGATTATAGTAAATTTTCGTGGACCTGCGGGGAAATTGATTTATTTGGAAGATTGCCAATGGTTAATAAATTAATTATTCCGACTGATAAATTTGAAAACCTTCACGATATGACCGACGAAAATGCTTTATCACTTAAACCGGGAGCCGACGAAGAGTATGAACGCACCTTTAAAAAATACTATGCAAATCCTAATATCTAGCAATATAAATTATTATCAATTAACCCTACCGCCTTTGTTGGCAAGTTTAAGTGCCAGTGGTTGTCCGGCTGAGGCTATAACTGTAGTTGTTGGGGGTATGATATCTTCGGGCTCCATGTTATCGGGGTCTTATGATTGTAATATGATACCATTTAAAGAAAATAATTGGGAGTATACTGCGTTGAATTGGCAAGCTCAACAACGACAACATACCGGTTCCATCTTCTTACTACATGATACTTGTATCGTTAGTCCTTCTTTCTGGAATAATGTTTCAAATAAGGAGGATGAACTAACCAAGATGGTTGAAGGATATTCGTTCAATATCGGATGCTACCCCATTCCAAACATCAATGGTGAAAGTTTCATTTTAAAAACTATCACTAACAAACAAGAAGCAATTCGCCGTGTTGATTTTATTTTTAATATAAAACCCATCAAAAAATCATTTGGTAAAACAAGAATAGAGCATGGATTAGTAGATTTTTATAAAACGGGAATCCTTCGATGGATGGAAGAATTTCCTGATTGCGGGGTAACTAAATTCAGAGCCAATGATCTATCAACCCCCCACCCCATTAATAATGTATGATCAGACTCCACGATGTAAACAAAAGTAAACAAGAAGAAATACCTAAGATTAAGGGATTGGGTGATGTCGTTGCAAAAGTTGCTGAACCCATAGCTACCGTCATTGATAGAGTATTTCACACCCATATTAAGGGCTGTTCAACCTGTGCCAAGAGACGAAAAAAATTAAATGATTTAGTAAGTTTTTGACGAATCCTCATAGAATAACCACCCAAACAGTGGGTAATCGAGTTAGAAGTAACTCAAAAGCGAAGGCTCAAATATTATGACATTTCAATTTATTAATGCTGATGGATCAAGTGTAACTTCTTCTTTTAGTTTTCAACCAATTATTTATCCATTGACCAATGGCTCTTACCGGGTTTTAGCCGATGTCATTACTTCTTCAGTTGCTCCGGCCACATTTTCACTGGTTGATAATATTTATAAAGTAGAAAATAATGGAGAAAGTTCAAATGATTGGTATATTAATCAGTCGGGTTCAGTAATTTCAGGTTCCACTTCTTCGGGATCATTAGTCAATGTAACTTTTAATTTAGAAAATTCCAATGGTATTTCTAATTTACCCATTTACTTTTCATTAACCCCCATAAATAAAAATATAGGTTTTATCGATGTTAGTGGTAGTAAATTTCTGGTTACAGGCAATAGAATTGATTGTGTGACCGATTTAACGGGTAGTATTACAATTCCGCTTGTTCCTAATCAACCTTATAAGATAAAATATGTTGGCAAAATAAAAAATTGTATTGATCGTATTTTACCAACGACTGATTCAAATGTCAATGATTGCATCGTTCAATCTTCAATGGTTTCACAAACCATTACCCCTCAAAATAATAGTCTTTATTCCTACACCGCTGCCGCCTCCGATCTTCGTTATCAAAGTGCAAGTTATGCAATTTCTGCGTCATATGCTCCGTCTCAATTTATAGACACGAGTTCATTGGTCAATAATACTACATTTAATTCTTATACTAGTTCGAATGATGCCGCCATTAATAGTTTAATTAACGTAACAAGTTCTTACATAACCAACTCGCAAACGAGTTCGATGACAGTTGCAAGTTCTTCTTTTGCAATTAGTGCTAGTTATTCACCTG